GGCCCGAGGAGATTCTTGGCTTGATCATGAGCACATCGTAGGTGACCCAGAGCTCGCCGATGGTGGCACCGTCAGATTGCATTCCCTGGGTAACCAGGTTTAAGGTCCCAATGTCGTACAGGCGAGAGTCGCCCGCAGCCTGCGACCCAATCCGGTTGTAGAGCGGTTGGTTGGGTGTTTGATTGGGATCACACTCCACTGGGTGGAGCATTGAGTCCGCAGGCTTGCATGAGGAAGAGAACTGGTAGTTCAGCACTTCCTGTTTGTTGACAAACGGAGTGTTGAGGGCGTTGTATTGTGTCGCGAGCGACACGGAACCCAGCCCAGTGTTGGCTGAGGTCAACGCGTTTGCCGACAGGCTTTTGAACTCGAACACAACACCGAGCCATTTGTGTTGTTCGTAGTTCTGCGCGGTAGCGGCCAGCCAAGGGAACAACTGGCTGTTTGTTGGTTGAATCGCGTAAGTCGTATTCGTGAAGGCTTCAGTGCTGAAGACATCACCCACATATTCGCGATGGCGAATTCTTGTGGTGCCGGCATCATTGTGCATGAGAGGCACTTGGTCAATACCATTCATGGTATACGAACTTGGATCTGTGATCGTATTCGTTTTGACGGTGTAAGCTCCCTTTCCCAAGATGCGGCTGAATAGCCCAGCTGCCCCGCGCCCAAGGGCGCGACCGATGGTGGCGCCGACGGGCCCACCGAGTTTTCCTCCGATGGCAGATCCTGCCATTCCTCCCACTCTTCGAAATCCCCCACTGCGTCTAGCGCGAGGGACTTCGGTCATTGAAGAGTATGCGCGTCTGCGCTGTTGCGGCTGTTCGACCACGCGTGGTGGAATGTACTTACGGCCGCCTCCCTTCTTGACATACCGACGCGAGGACATCGGAGCGAGGACTATGTCAGCCGGGAAACTTCCCCGGTAAAAAAATATTATATGTGGGTATGGCTCGTGGTAGCCAACCCTCTCCGGAAACTTCCGGTTATAATTTATTAATATTAATAGGTAACATATATGTTACCAAATTACCCATGCCGGGAAACTTCGCCGGTATAAAAATTAAAGCGGGCTGAGTGTTATACTTATCACTCAACTGCTCTTCCCGGGAAACTTCTCCGGATAAAATATTATTGCGGGTATGGTGCATATTTGTCATCCAACCGCGCCACCGGGAAACTTCACCGGTGGAAAAAAAAATGCGGGTATGTAAGCGCGTGTCATCGCGCGTACCCGTCTGGTTTTTTAGGAACATGCGTGTGACACCGCGGCAAACCGCCTACGCGGTATGCTTGTTCTCCGCGTAGAGGTTTGCCGAGTAGCGCGGCAAATGTTCCGACGTAACCCAATGCTATGCATGGTTATCCTGCGAGTTCATCTAGTAGTGATGCGAGCATGTCATCTACATAGTCAGCCGCTTGCGGCTGTGTGTTTTCTTTGGGTAATGGGTCGGGGTATAGTATTACCCCCGACCCCTGTGTCTGTGCACTTAACTTTTGTGCATTTTCGACACCTGATAGAACGAGACCGCACAATGTGCGAAGCCGTTCTAGCCTTGTGTTGTTTTGTGAGGCATCCTTGCGCTCATCGTCGACTGGTTCGACAAACAATCCTGGAGGATTCGGGTCATGGACCAGAACCTCTTTTCCGTCGATGAATTCCCAACGTTCAGGCATACGTGTACTGATTTTAGTTGGGTCAACTTTGAATTCCATCACTCGGCTGATTCGTCTGAGAAGCTGTCCCATATCTTCACGGCTGTTGTAGACCTGCTCTGGTGGGTAACAGCTCGTGATCCAGATTCTTTTCGCCAGTAATTGGCGATGACCACCCTTGGTTTCTAATGCGTAGGGATATCTGTCCAGGATGCGTAGTAGCTCATGGAAGGTGCAGAAATCCCCGCGGAAGTCGTCAATGACGACGTCGGTATGACCATCGTAGTCATACCACCATTTCAGGTTGCGTCCTGAAATCCAGACATTTTCGCCTGCTTTCTCGAGAGCTAGGCGTGTCTTGCCCGATCCTGGCGGGCCCCAGTACCAGAATACTTCTGGGAGCCAATCTCGTTTGGCCTCCATGTATTTCATAAGGAGCTCACCGGCACGTATCTCTTGGAAGCTGTCATACACTTCCGTTATGGCGCGCATACCGACGCCATCTTTTACCATCTCTTTGATGGATTTGAGATCGTTTCTTTCACCTGGTTTTGGCCGAGTTCCGAACTCGGCCACCAGGTCATCATCTTTGAAGCAGTATTTAGCTGCGTCAAAGTTTTCTTCTGCCCGTTGAGGTTCCACATGTGTACCTCTGGGCAGATGTTTTGCGGTAGCAGACATAGTTTTAGCATCTTTCCAGATAAGGTATCCTTGATGATGCTCTCTTTTCGTCGAAGGGCAAATTTCTTTGCCTGCAACAAGGTATTTTACTTTGTCTTCGATAGCCTCATAGGCGTCACCTCCGTCCCAGTCGAAATTTTCAATGAAATTTCCAGATCCCTTTGGTATTTCAATCTGCGGGTAAGCAGTGAAGCACCATCCTCTGTGTCGAGACGCTTGAGCTCGTCTTGCGGCCATGTCCGTAATATAGACACGGTTAATTTTTCCCGTTGCGAAAAATATTGCCGACTGTAAGAGTCGGCTGTCATGCAATCAAGCACGTTTTTGGAGTCTTTGGCTCTGTGCTCGCACAAGAGTCCTTTTTTCTCCTTCGTTGGTGATTTTTGGTCCACCAACTTCTTCGTACTCGCCAGAGTCGCTTTCTTCGTAGATTCGAAGAATTTTTCGATCGGTTTCTTTCTTTTCCTCTTCAGGAATGTACACGAAGTGTCCCGCTCCCAGTGCAGCTGCAACTGGTGTGAGCGTGTTGTTGAGTTGTGCCACCACCATGTTCATCACACTGTTGATGTCCGCTTGCGGCAGAAACCATGGAGATAGTATCGGATCAAACGATACATATGTGATGCTTGCCACCAGATTTGGGTCCGGAATGGAAATGATGTTGTCCATGGAGAATGTGATGCAGTCGTTTACGAATGCGTTCAGCCCAACGTCGGCTTGTCCGCCGGATACTGGTGTGACGTTGTACAGTGATGTTCTCACTGTGCAGTTCGAGTAGGTTACTCCTCCTCGTCTTTGGGCACCTGTGTTCGCGACTCCGGTTCCGAACCATGTTGGCTGTACTAGGTACAGCCCTTCACACCCGATAGGGAAGATCATTTCGCAGCTTAGCCCACCGGGCGATGCGAAGTACCGGAAGGTCATACCGATTGAGTCAAATGTTGCAGTTGCAACTTGTCCCAGCGGAGCAGCATTTTCCACGAGATAAGTCTCGTCTGGAATGCTTCTGTCGGCACTGCAGGTGTAGAAGGCAGTCCGGAGTCCGAGGCCGAGGCCCGAGGAGATTCTTGGCTTGATCATGAGCACATCGTAGGTGACCCAGAGCTCGCCGATGGTGGCACCGTCAGATTGCATTCCCTGGGTAACCAGGTTTAAGGTCCCAATGTCGTACAG